TGGTTTTAACAGATCCCTCAGTGATGGGAATGGAAGTGCTTCCAGCTGCTGTTTTGAAAGAGAAGTTTCCAGCACCATCATTCACAGCACTGATATCTTCAAGGGTTTGGAAGGTAAATGTTACACCCTCGGCTACTCCAGTAAATGTAGTAAATTTATTTATTGTCACTACAGCAGTTGCTGTATCAGTTGTATCCAAAGATAGATTAACAGTTGCCTCAGCAGCAGTTTTTGATTTAGGTGAGTATCCTAAATTTTCAGCATGCGATACAACCGATGATCTAAGCTGAGAAGAATTAAGAAACGATTCATTGATAGCAAGATTAGCAATCAAGCCATTAAGGTGAGTGTTGTATGCAAGAACATCAAGGATGTTAGAGAGACCAGCTCCTTCAAAGTTATAGCCATTAAACTCACTTTGTTTTTGAAAATATGTTTTTAAGTTTGCCTTGATTGTATCAAAATCAAGATCTGAGGATCTAATTATAGTCATTTATCTTAACCTCGTTAAGGATACTGTTAGGGTGTCTATTTCTTGAGTTGCAAGTATTTGAAAAATTACGTCAACAAGTACAGAATTAAAATCAGGTGCGATCTCTACATTCACTCTTCTAATAGACGCTCTTGGTTCAAAGTTGGATACGGCAGAGATTACTCTGTCTCTTACATCTTCTTCATCGAACTCTGTATCTAGCGAAAAAAGAAATCTACCTAAGTCACCACCAAAGTATGGGCTAAACGGTTTCTCAAATCTATTTGTTAAAAGAATATTCTTAATCGATTGCTTTACAGCAGCTGCATCAGTCTTTTTGAATACATCACCTGTGGTTTTCTTTTTAAAACTTAAATCGATATCGTTATACGTCTTTGTTTGAGACGTAATAATAGGCTTATTGGATAAGTTACCATCCTCTAATGAATATGCTTTTGCTGGCATCGTGAATCCTTTTGACCTATTTATACGTTATTTATTCGTCTTCATCAGCTACTAAATCTGCACCGTCACCAATAAATACAGTCTTCGAAGCCGAATTGATAACACTGTTAACAGTTCCACCTGCAATCCCTGCAGGGTCAGTACCTATAGCTGTATCATTTAATCTAGCTGCCTTATCTCTAACAGGATCGCCATTATTAAGATTAATTGTAGCTCCGTTCATTGCAACGTCACCTGTAACATTAATATTCATATCTCCATCAATAATCATATCCATTGTACCGGTAACATGAATCTTATCGTTGCCTGTTACAGTTTTGAATCCATTCTTCATATGAGTTACAACATCTCCATTAGGATGCATCTCAACAAAGGTACCCGACTTGTGAAAAATATGAATTCTTTCAGCATCAGGGGTATCATCTATTTCAATAACGTGTCCAGATTCATATGCATGTACATTGTTCTTAGGATACACAGCAGCATATGGAGATGCAGGCTCACTAGTGAACGGATCCCGAGTCTTACTAATAGTGTTTGTTCCACGAGCTAGTTGATTAGTTGATAAACCTCCAGGTGAGCCTTCTTCATACTTTGGCATCGATCCAAGAACAAGTGGCAGCTGTGAATCCATACCATCAAGAAAGATACCAAACACCAATGCACCAACTTTGATGCCAAGATTGTTTCCAATACCTTTGGTGCCACCTTCTGTGATAGGAACTACAGTCTGAGCCCATGGAAGGTTAGCATCTGGAATGTCAATCTGATTGTCAGAGTGAATACCGTGAACTCTTACTTGGATTCTACCAAGCTCAAGAGGATCACTGACACTCTTAACATCACCTACAAACCATCTTGTGTTGTCACCATAAAAGTTATTCATGCGATATCCATATTTGCAAGTTTGACTCCAGTAAGCTGGACTTCATATTTTTCTTTTTTGAACATGTGCTTGGTTGCATAGATTAAGTAGTTGCCAGATTTTTTCTTATCCAAATAATCATCATTGGGGGTGTGGCTTACTTGACTTCTTAAAAACTCAACAGTCATGTTGTTACCAATTGTATGATGACCAGGAGTGGCAATAAACTCAAGACCGTCGACAACAATTGTTAGTGGAGACTTCTGTAAAATGTTGTGCATTGCATCTGCAATGACACCTGCTTTATATCCAGCAGTAGTTTTGTTTTCACTATATGATGTTCTGAATTCTGTAGCAGTCTTGAAAGCATTTGATCCTCCAATGCTAACTTTCTTCACGCTCTTATATTCATTAAACGACTTACCTTCATGTTTGTATGCAGGAGTGATTGTTGGATTCTTTTGCCTCGTTGGGAATATAGTAGTGGCTGCTGGTTTAATCAGATCGTCGATAATGTTCAAGGTTGTGTTATTCTTCTTGTTGGTGAGAGTGTCAAGAAACTCATACTCTGCACCAATGAATCCATCGTTGATCAGTTTATATAAATTTTCAGACTTTTCAAATCGATAATCTTTGATTACACGTTGGCCAACTTTGGGATTGTCAGAATTAGCAGCTGCTTGCCAATTTCTGAATGGAAAGTCATCATTGATTGACTGACCGCTAATCATTGTACCGAGATCATATAAACCTAATTTATCACTCGACAAAGTAGAGAACAAATAGAATGGATGTCCTTCATTAGTAGACATACCACCAGTAATCCATTTCATTGCTGTAAGAGGTTCCATGTTAGGAATGATTACAGTACTAGATTCATTTGGTGTGTTATCAGTAGCAACTTCTTTCCCCAGGTATTGTTTTGCAATGTTGGAAACAATATTGAATGAGGTGTCATCATAATATCTATTAACATTGTAGAGATTGGAAATATAACAAATATCTTCGATTATATGAAAGCCAGCAACCTCAGTGTGATCACCACTCTTTCTGCTGAACATCACCTCATCGATATAAAATCTTTTTGTAATCTTTGGAGCTTTTGGAATTGTTCCAACAAGAGTAACCGTTATCCTTTCCCCTCCAAGAATGTCAACTTGTTCAAGCAAATTGTTATTGTCACCAAGTACAAGAGTACCTGTTAGATATGGTCTATCTAACGATTCGAAAATTTCAAGATCGGTTGTGGCATTCTTTAAATCAATCTCAACATTTATGCGTTCTGATTCCAGTAGTATGGAATCAAAGATATAATCCGACACATTGGCTGGTTGATTTCTTCCAATAGGAGTAGCCATTAGCTAGAAACTGCCTCTCTGAAAGCATCAACGACTTGTTTTGCAACGTCTGGTTTTAATACACGAATCTGTTTTAAATTGTCGTTTTGGTTGTGTAATCTTTCTAAAAAGGTAACTTCTGTTAACAATGAGCCTGATAACAATTGACCAGGAACGGCAGCGTTAGCTGAATCAAATCCTAGATCAGTAATAAACTTGTTTCCGTCTTCATAATGATGAGCAGCATTGTATTCTAATACTGATGTTTCCAATGTAATAACATCAGTTGTACCTTGAACTTCAATCAACTCTCCAGCTGTGAAAGGACCGTTAGTTATGTTACTTACAATGAGCTGTCCAAAGTCCAATCGTCTGTGAATAATGTCTGCACTAGCACCAGAGGATCTACCTGCTATTCTATCACCGGTTTTGAAAAAGCCTTTGACAGCACCCAGATTACTTCTTGTGTTCAGTACTGTGTTTGGATAATCTTTTTTAGCCTTAGCAAGCACAGCTGCTCTTGTGACAGGCCAGCCTTGTTCACGGAGTTTGTCATTTAGAAGATAAAATGTCCAATGATATTCTGGAGTTTTGTATAATTTGAATGATACTTGGTCTGGCCTTTCATTTTCAATAATTGTGTAATCAACGTATGCCGATTGTGCATCTTTGATTTGATCGACGACATCAGCATAAATTGCAATGTTTTGAATAACATCGTCAGTTGTCTCTTCGCCAAACTTATATGTTGTTCTTGGAAAGTATTCGAAAAAATTAGACATTATTCATCCTCATCGTAAACTAGATCGTCTGTACCAAAATAATCCACCTCTGATCTTTTTGTGTTAATATCATAAAAGTCTTCAGTGCCTTCAGCTTTAATATCTTGCTGGCTAAGAGTTTTGTATTCAACAAATCCTAAGCTCACATCGATTTCTACTGGTGAGCCATCAGCGTGGAATGTTTGCTGAGTTGGGTTGTATACACTGCTCACACGTCTCAGATAAGACAATTTAATTGGTGTTCCAATGTTTTTAAATCTACCAGATCCATTTGATTGTAACTTAATCTTAAACATTGCAGGGTAATTGAATCCAATAGGAACAGCACCTCCAAGTTTAATCTCAAATGGATATGCATGAAATCTGAAGAATTGGATGATGTCTTTTACTTCGCGTGACTCTTCAGCACTTTTAGGTAAGAACTTAAACGTGAAATCAAATTCTCTAATCGTCACTCCTTCAAAAGTTGTTCTAAGGTTTGGATTAATTGTCACTCGAGCTGCAAGTCCAATAGCATTACGTAATCCTTCTGGTACAAGGAAACCTGCAGGACTGTTTGCTAATCTAGCAACAGCAAGTCTTGCTCCTAAGCTAGTTGCTCTGCCAGTGAACAAATCAGTGATGCTAGATACTCCTTCTATAATACCTTTAGCTGCAGCAGATAGTGCACCACCACCTGCTTGTAATTCATTTAATGCAGCTGCACCACTAAGATTCAGCGCCGTGTTTGTGTTGTAAGATAATGCATCGTTTACTTGAAACGGAACATTAAGATACAAGCTGCATTTCTCACCGTCCATAGGAGTAACCTGTAGTCCTGTCATCTGGGTGCCTGCTATACCCTGTGTAATATCTCTTGCCGTCGTTAAACGAGTAGCCTCTGTGGTAGAAAACAACTCCTTAAAAGTATTCTCGTTTAAATATCCAGCATTATCTCCAGCAGTGAATTGGGGAGGGGTGACTTCCATAGCTTGAAATGTAACGCGAGTGGGTAGTCTATCACTCATTGCAAGAGGATAAGTATATGGACCAGGCATTGTTTTTTCCCTAATAAATAAAAACGGATCAATCCTATTTATATCGTAAAATGGCATATTCTGGACGCTACATAGTAAAGAACATCAAGAAGTACAAAGGCGATTACACCAATGTGATTTACAGATCACTTTGGGAGAAGCATGTCTTTGGTTGGTGTGATTCTAATCCTAAAGTTAAACGATGGAGCTCAGAAGAGCTTATCATTCCATATTACTATGATGTTGATAAAAGGTATCACAGATACTTTCCTGACATTTTTATTGAGATGGCTGATAAGACTATTCTCGTTGAGATCAAACCAGAAAAAGAAACAGCACCTCCAAAAAATCCTAACAAGTCTAAGCGATACATATCTGAAAGTTTGACTTATGTAAAAAATATGAACAAGTGGGAAGCAGCAAACGAATACTGTAAGGACCGTGGGTGGGAGTTTCAAATATGGACAGAGAAGACCTTGCAAGAGATGAAACTCTTACAAAAGCCTGTTCCTGGTAAGCTCAAACCTTTGAAGCGAATGACACCTTACAGAAAAAAACGTAAGAAATAGATATAAATACTTCCATGAGTAATCTATTCCAACAATTAGAGATTGAGGCTTTTCGTGCTGGAATCACTCCTCGCACAAAGCAGTCCATTGAGTGGTTTCGAAAAAAAGCAGCTCAGTTAGGAAGAGTAAATCGTGTTTCTTTGATGCAAGAGGATGAAATTGATCTAAAGAATAGACCTAGAACAGCTCCCTTTGGAGAGATGTACATGTTCTTTTATGATGCTAAGTATAAAGATACACTACCATACTA